TGCCTGACTTGTGGACATCTCGATCAACATCGATCGCTCTAACAACCCCAGTTTTTGGATCAGGATTGTGGTCGCTAACACGCAATGAATGACGGTAATCGGCCGCCCAACCATCGGAACGCCGATCACGATCTGGGAAGGTGTCATCGAACTGTTCTCGCAGTTGTTGCCCAGCCTTGCATAATACTGGTTTCATCCGAGCAATAGTTTTGCTTCGTCTGCCGTAATGCCTAAGCGCTCAAGTACTTCAGTCTTCTTAAGACTTGCTAATTCCTGAGCCTTCTTCTCTGCTGCTAAAGAATCGGCATAGGCCTTCTCTAATGTAGCAAAATCTGGACACTCGATATCGGTTGATTGCCAATCTATGTTTTCAATATCGTCACCGCTATATTTTGCTTCAGGATATAGATGACCCAACGCTCGTACAATTTCTTCATGTGTCATGTTATGCGCCAATCTCTAATAAAGTGATAGTTGAAGTGCCAGAACCAATCTGGAAAGTAACGGATCCGCTATTGGAACTTAGATAAGCGCGACCTTGAGTTTTATAGGTCAAAGACGAAGTAGAACTTGGTGAATCTAAGTATGTGTAATTAGTGTATGTATAGATTTCCTTGAAGGCGGTATTGCCGTCTAGATAGAAATATGATGCCTGGTAGTTAGTAGAGCCGTTAAAAATATCGGTTGTATCTCTGCGGATTTTTAAACCATAACCTACTGTTGTGGCTGATCGAGCCATTCCGTAAGACTGGGTTACAAGAACGAGAATCTTGCTAGATGTTGATGTTGGAGTGATGCTGGCTGAAAGTCCAGTATCGGCATAAGACTCTGAGGCTACTGTGGTGCTGGTTGAATAAGTATTAGAAACTACTTGTAGAACTTTTCCGCCCGATGCTACGGACGCCCATTTTAAGCCGGTCGCAGTACTTGAATCAGCCGTTAAAACTTGACCATTAGTACCGACCGCAAGGCGCGCTGGGGTATCGTTGGCCGTAGCTGAAATTAGATCGCCCTTGGCGTCCACGATTGCATTTTGAATGGCGTTAGAATCATCTTGAGCAACCCATGAGAAATCTAGGTCTGTCCCTGATGCTTTAGCCAATACCTGACCAGTTGTGCCACCCTTGAGATCGACTAGGGCAGTATCAATATCTTGACCAAGTGCGGCAATAGCGGTAGCGCCATCCTTTACTAGGTCTGTGGACTGGGGGATATCCCATCCAAAGTTAGTTGTTGTTGTTGCCATTACGCTACTGCTCCAATCGCATTAAGCCAGGTTAGGCTTGTGTTAAGGGTATTCCATGTTTCTGCCGCGCTTACCTGCTCCCATTTTACCGCAACTTGAGAGAAGTTTATAGGAGAAGCGTTGAAAGTCACGGTTAAGTTATTGAGGCTTGCTCTGAAAGTCCAGCCTTCGATGTAACCCTGGAATGATCCGCCAGTAATGTTGGGCGGTAAATTCTGAATCCAGACTGGCTGACCTAAGAAGATGTTGATAAGGGCATCTCGATCTGCGTCATCGATCTCAGGGTTTCCAAGTACGAAGGTAATGCTCTGGAACTTAGGATAAGGATTGGCTCTTAGCTCGATGTATCGATCAGCTAAAGCCTCAGCGTCTACCGTGTTTTTAATGCGTGAAGTATAGCTTTCAGCATATACGCCATAATTGGCTTGGCTTATTAAATCTGTCGCGGTATAGGTTTGATTGCCATTATTGTCATAATTGATCGTAAACGAGTTCCGAAGATCACCGGCTCGGGTGGTTGCTGATAGACCAATACCGTTGGCATGGTTAGCATCCAAGGTCGTGTATCCGTTATTGGCAAGGTAGTCCTGACGGTGCGTTTGATCTGCATAGCCAATGTTTCCGTTTGCGTCTTCGTAAATAACGCCAAAAGCGGAATTAGCAATAGCCGTAGTCAATGAATATAGATCGGTATTTTCAGAGGATCGGGAAATCATCAGATAATCGCCTGGACGATCAATTTCACCTAATCCGATATTAACGGCATTAGCCCAAGTCTCGGTCGGATTGTAATTAGCCCAAGTTTCGGCTGCTGGTACATCATTCCAAGTTCCTAAAAGGTAGCCAGATAAAAGAGTGTAAATCTGGTCTCCGTCTTGATCTTGGGACAATACTCCAGCATCAATAATCTTGGGAAGTTTAGATAACGCCCCTAGAGCGGTAATGGTTGCAACGGTCGTATAGCCACGATCTCCAGCACTATTGACCGTAATCGTAAAGTCTGAAATAAGTCCACCAAAAAGAGGGATATAAGTTCCTACTGAATCAGTGACCTCAACGGTCAAGCCAGTTCCGACTGTAAAATCGTAACTTGAATTATCAAAGTTGAGTAACTGTAGCTGGCAGTATCCGGCAACTGGTTGCTGATAAATGTCTGTACGGCCAGAGGTAATCGTAAGGTCGGCAATTGTAACCTGAGTAAGTTCTACGCCTCCTATGAGGACTTTGTAATCAGGAGTATAAGCGGTCATGGGCGAACGAGTGCCCCAGCGCCTAGTGTGCCTCTAGCTGCTGAATTATTAAGGACGTTTACGATCGTGCGAGCCGTGCCTTCAGGATCGATGGCGCCGTTTACTGTGATATTGGTTTGGCTAGAAGGAACCGTAACCTTAGGAAGTGTAGGAGTTCTAGTAACACTTGGGGTCGCTGGAGTTGGGTTATCTCCACCGCCAAAGAAGCCAGATACGGCTGAGGCTGCGCTCTTAATGGCGTTGATGATCCCGACAATACGATTATAGATATTGCTCAAAGTAGATACGAAATCAGCAAAAATATCGATTGCCCCAGCGATAAATTTACCGAGTGATTGGAATGCTAGACCTAAAGTTTTGCCGATAATTGGAGCCAAGAAGTCTTTAGCAAAGTTATAAATGCCCACCATAAAATCATAGAATGGTTGAAGCTGTGTGTTGTTATCTTCTAAGGCTTTGCGAACTGTGTTAAAGGCGATTGTAACGCCGTTGATGATTGGCTGAATGATCTTCATGACTGGCGCTAACTTCTCGCCTAAGTTACTTGTAAAGTTAGAGATTGCAGGAATTACCTTGTTTACGATGGTTTCAACCATAGGCGTAATTGCAGTAAGAATATAAGCGCCAACGGTTTCCTTACCTTCATCAAAGGCGATCTTTAGTCGATCCATCTTGCCTTGGAATGTATCCGCCTTAGCTGAGGCCTGACCTTCGAAAGTGCTGGCGAGTTTGGCGGTGATCTGCTCCATGCTCATTGTGGCTAGTTCAGTTTTGGATAGACCAATACCTAAACGACCAAGCGATGCAGTATTACCCTCGGCTGCGCGAGCCATCGCATTTGTGACTGCTTCTAAACTTTTTCCGCTACCTGCGGCGACATCGATCGCGATAGTCTGAAGTTCTTGCGCCTTCTGTACATCGCCTGTTGCTCTTGCTAAACGCTCTAGAGATGGACGAAGTTCATCATCTGTAACGCCAAAGGCTAGAGATGTCTTAGTTATGTAATCTTCTGTAGCTGCTATCTGGGCTTCCGTTGCCCCTGTGACGTTCTCAAGGGTTAGCGCTAACTTCTGTTGAGCTGCTGCGTCTGCGATCGCTGATTGGACTCCATCGATGGCTAGTTTGCCAGCATAGGCAACGGCTGCGGCTCCGGCGGCTGCAAAGGCTAGACCAGCCTTCTTACCGAACTCGGATACTTTGCCACCAAAGGTCTGAACTTCTCCATCGGCTTTATTGAGATTCTTAGTAAAGTTATCAACGTCTGCAAGGAGTTTAAGGGTTAAGGCTCTGGATGTTGAGGCCATTATGTCCACTCCTTTAGAATCTTATCGAATGAGGCAGTCCACTTAGCGACTATCTCAGGTTGAATCCTGCGTAACGTTGGATAGATAAACCAGCCCTTTGATCCTCGACCTTCACGGCCTGACCAGACTGGGAACTGCTTAAACTTGTTAGAACCGAACTCAGAACCGCCCCAGATATCCTTAGTGGTTGCTCCACCCGAGAACTTTTGAGACGCGAACCCGTAAGTAATCTCACCGATACGGCTTGACTTCTTTACACGGGCTCCACTTGCGATGCGCCCAGCTACCGCTCGGCTTGGTCGAGAGTTAGCGGTCTGGATAATCTCTAATCGAGCGAAGTCCGCCAGCGCTCCCGACTGGCGTTTCGCTTCATCTTTTGCTTCATCCGTCATACCTTTAAGCGCCTTGAAGACTTGACGAAGTTCAGTCTGGTCTAGTGCTACTTGCTCACTTGCCACGATTGCGCTCCTCCAATACTTCTATAGCGGTCAAGATATCCTCACCTGTTCGCCAATGATCCATAGGGATCTGAGTGGCTATTGCCAGTTCTACTAAGAGTCGGCTTACGCTTCCTCTTGGATGACTTTTGGGCTCTCATCACCGACTTCGACATCGGTAACGGATTCCATCCATACATCCAGCGGCTTAACTGGCTTGCCACCGGCATCTCTCTTCATAGCGCTATGCGCCACATAAAGGATGTCCCACATTCCGCCGAACTGAGCAATAACCTTTTTAGTGGTTAATTCCCATTTGGCGTAATCTGGCGGACGAACTTGGTAAGTGGTTTCTGATCCGTCAATATATTTAATTGTTATGTTCTGTTGCATTGTTTGCTCCCGTTTCTAGTTTCTAGCTGAAGGTTTCTGTGACTGCGCCCTTTGATACCTTGAATGTAAAGTCTACAGTCTGAGCATCTGTTCCAGCGCCTCCTGCGGTAGGAAATTCTGGCATGATTGGAAATACGAACTGAGCGCCTGTAGCGGCAGTCAAAGTAACGCTGATGTCTGTATCGGGTGCTGATTCAGCCGCAGTCCAAAGTGCCTCACATACTGAGTTAGCCTTACCCCAGTCAGCAAGCATTGATAGTGCAAATGTGCCTTCGATGTTTGTGGTCTTGTAAGCCTCACCATCGAGTGTCTGATAAGTCTCGCGCAGGTTTGTCTTTGTGAGAACTGCTGAAGTTGCCTGTGCCTCGATATCTGTTCCACCTGTGAAAGATAGAGAAATATCGCGCCCTGTGATTACTACGGTTGCCATATTATTTTCCTTTAGTTTGTTTGTGTATAGTAGGTAGA